TTCCTAGTTCTTGTCTTTCAACTTCTGTAGTGAATATGTTAAGTTTTTTAACACTTGAGCATCCTGTTAAAAGGATTATGAATAATATACTAATTACTATACGGTACATAATTTGGGTTCGCTATACTAGGACATTCTCTATTGATTTCACTTTTCTTCGTTGCTTTTATTTCCTTATCAGTTAAAGGAGCACCACCTGCGATTTCTACACAACGCATAACATTATCACTACCTTTATTGATTATTTTTTGTATTAGTTTGGTCTTTTCTAAAGCAAGTAGACCAAAGTCTCTTCCACCTTTAGTAAATCGTTTATCTAAATCTTCTAAATCTTTTTGAAGCTTACTCATAAGTTTATTCATCTTATTATTAGCTTCTAATATCTTACCAAAGTCTTCTTTTTGCTGAGCAATAACTTTCTTTTGACCGTCAACAGCTGCTTCTAATTTGATTTGATTTGCTTTTAAAATTGCATTGTCCTTTTGCAATTTCATAACATACAGACCTGCACCAGCAAGTCCTGAAATCATTACTACAACCATCGCCATTTTCAGATAACCAAACATATTACTTTACTTCCAGAATTTTAATTTTTTAACCAGACCCGCTAAATCTTCAAATTTTTCGTTAACATACCAACCTAATACGAATCCAATAACTAATCCTATTGTTAAAAACATTATTTCTTCCTTCCTTTAAGATTGACCATTTCTAATTTAAGTTTTGCCACTTGGTCCTCTAGTTTATTTATTTTAGCACTTAACGAAGGAAATTGTTTAATAAGTTTCTCTTCCTTTGTTAATACATTTAAATCATATCTTTTAGCAGCCCAATTATAACATTGGTCTACTTTCTTATAAAACCAATGTCCCATTTTGGTTTTCTTAAACCACGCATTGGTTGATTGACCAACGATAGCACCTAAGCAGGATTTTATTAAAAAGAACCACATATTATTTCGGTTTTGCTCCTCTAGGAGCAGAACTATTTATTGCCCAACGGCCAAATACTCTTACCGTGTTATAAGCACACCAAATTTTCCATTTAGAAACTGAAGGTTCTGCAAATTCCATTCCTTGTTTAAATACATTGTCTGCTATACTTCTATATATCTCTCGTTCACTTTTAGTTTTAATTAATCCTTTTTTAAATGCACCATTTATTTTTTCATAAAGTAAATCGTGTATCACAGCTGCTCTTGCAACATCAAATGGAGCAATAACTGCCCAAGCTAATCTTGGCACACTAGCTAAGTCTGTAATATAACCAGCAGGAACACTAATCTCTCCTATAAATTCGCCATCCTTTTTTACATCAACTTCACATCTAGCAAGTCTACTAATTTCAACTTCATTTATATCTGGTGTAAACTTTAACGATTCATTTAATACCCAATTTCTTGGTGGTAAAAATATTGCGTTCAGAAGTCCATTAAATCTACTCATATGTTTCCTTTATATTTTTTTATCTTTTAAGTTTTGCGAAAACTTTTCTTTCGCTCTTTTAATCTTTCTATCTAATACTTTTGATTTAAGTTTATCAGATATTTCTTTTGTGAGTCTAGGATTCTTTTGCGATACTAATCCTACTGCTCTAGCATTTCTATGTGCTCCTTTAGGTGGTGTATCTCCTAAAGCAGCGATTGGGTGCATTGCACCAATGCTTCCACTTCCCATAGTTCCAAAAGCAGAAAACTCTTTTAATTTTGCTTTTTCTAAAATAGATTTTTTAGGAGTATCTACAACAAATTCTAATTCATTTTTTCCATAACTCATTTCATCTACTATAACATCTATTTTATCCATTTGGTCTAATACTTGATTTAGAACAACACTATTAGTTTCTCTATTTTCTTTTACCGTATAACCAAGTCGTGTCATAATTTCTTTTCTTTTCTTTTTATCGTGTACGGCGTCAGGTGGCATAGAAACACCACCACTCGCAACTGAATTAGCAGGTGCGTCTTCGTTCTTCTTATCTTTCAAGTACTTCATCAATAATTCTTTAAATCCTAGCATTTAAATAATCTCCTGGGACTATTAATCCATCTATACTATATATGTCCATCCCAAATGCTGTAGTAAATGGTTTCGTGTCTTCGTTGCATTTAACACTAGTTCCTTTAGGAAGGAATTCATCACCGTTAAATAGTTCATCTTTTAACTCGTAATTGCCTTTAATTAACTTTGTTTCTACAAAGTATTCTTCATTAAGTTCCTGTACATATTTAAGTTCGTTTATACTTCTTAAATACTTTACGCAAGTACTTTCTAAATTCTTACCGTGTTCGTTATGAAAATCTTTATCTTCTTTTAGAAGTAATCCTAAAGCGACTGCAAAGGATCCAATTTTACCACCTAGACCTACTTTACCTAGTATTCGTTTTAAATTAAAGACGAACCTATGCAACATAGTATAAGATTTTTTATCGCTAGTTGTTTTTAATAGTCTATATGGTTTTAGCACTTTACCATCTGCGTCTATGATACCTGTCTTAAACGCCTCGTGGTTTTTAAATGGAGTAACCAATAGTTTGATTACTCTATATGCTATTAATAAATCTACTGCTCTGCTTGCCATTATATTTTGTTTAACTCCTGTTTAATATATTCGTCTTCCGTTAAAGTATTCAGCTCCTTTGGGTACAAATAATTTAAATAGTGAAAAACAGATTTAAGGATTGGCCAGTATTTAATTTCGTTCTTATATAAAAGCAAAGTAATACAAGCATCCGTACCAAAAACATTCTGTAAAACGATAATATGATTTACTACAAGTCTTATTTTCAAAAAACCTGATAGTTCATACTTCCGAAATAACCTTTTGAGATATTTAAATCTCTTTATATCATCCCAAAATTCTTTTTCAGTTTCAAAAGTTGGATTATCATAATGCTTTTGTGCATACAACAACCAATTGTCTTTGGTTATCTGTTTGAACATTATTGTTTACACTAATTTAGCGTAAACCTTTGATGAACCGTTAGACAATGTTTCGTATTTTACTTCTAATTTCAAGTTATCAATACCAGGTCCATTATCTACTACCACATCTTCAGGTTTAGTATCAGTTGTTTTTCCATAAGTTCCACCGAATTGTTTTACAACTCCGCTTATCGTTCCACTAGAGCCTTCTAATTTCATAGGACTAATATCTAATCCTATTCTCATTAGGTTTTCTCTTAATTTGTCAACTGCAAATTGTGGTTTAATGTATTCCATATCAGCAACACTACCAACAAATGCGTTAACTCTTTGTAGAACAGCTGAGTCTTTTAAATTCGCTGTACCTAAAGAACCATCTTCAACTGCGTTAGAAGTTTGTACATTAACAGCACTTGCTGTTTTATCTTCTGTCAAATGTTCTCTAAAAGTTTTCATTTTTTCTCCTCTTTATCATTATTTGTTTCTACTTTTGGTTCTTCTTTCTTTGGTTGAACCAAATCTTCCTCAAATTCGTTTAAATCTTTTTCGGCATTAAACTCATTATTTTTTATCTTGTCCATCTTTATTTCCTTTAAGTTCCTTTTCTGCGTCTCTTAAAGTCAACTCGCTTTCTTGTAGCTTCATAAGTTTTTCTAAAACTTGTACTGCACCGTGAGTAGCATTTAATTGTGATTTAGCATTACCTAAATCTGCTTCTAATTTATTCACGGTTTCAGTTAAAGCTTGTCGTTCTTTATATAATTTATTATATTCTTTTTCAACGACTGCTATTGATAATGACATTATATACTCTCCTATAATTTAATATTATGCTAATGCGTAACCGTTTCCAGTAATTACATTCCATTTTGAATTTTTAAATACCAAAGTAATTGATTCGCCTTCTGCATTAAGAGTTGCTGTTGCATATCCTCTTAAATTTGTAGGTGTAATTACAATGTTATTTGCTCCAGTACCAATTGCAAGTACGGTCTTAATTTGACCATCAGAACCATCTGGTAAAGCTAGTGCTGTTGCACCTGCTGTTTGGTCTACTTCTGAAATTGCTGAGGTAACATCAATTGCTGTAGAAGCGTTAGTTAAAGCTTCAGAATCTTGTCCTAATCCTATAAAGCTTGGAATGTTATTAAAAACATTTTTAGCTGTTACCTTTTTGTTTATTGGTGTATTTGAAGGGTCGTCAACAATGTGAAATAAGTCCACATCTGCCAACGCTGTTCCTAGGTCATCTAGGGCTGTGATTTTTTTGTCTGCCATTTTTTTTCTCCTATAATTCCGATTGAACGGTAAACTACTCCGTACATCATATACGGACCATTATATACTATTTATACATAAAAAAGGGGACCACGAGGATCCCCTTTTCTCTTATTTTGTTATAATCTATTATGCAACTGCAACTAAAGTACCAGCAGCTGTTGCTTGAGCAGCAGAAATTGCTATTTCTGCCGTAACAGCTGTACCAGCGTCTTTAAGAGTAGTTCCACCACCAAATGCTAAATTTTGGTCAGTAATAGCAAAGCTATCTAAAGCAGCAACTGGTGAACCACCTGCGATTGCAAGTGAGAAAATTAATTCGTTTGTTCCAGTTCCACTTGCATATCTTAATGTATGCGAAGCAGCTGAACCACCATCTGGTGTTCTATTTACATTTAGTTTCAATCCTGAACCGCCTTCTACTACATCTACAGCTTCATTCCAACGGACTTTACATTGTAAAGTTCCACCAGCAGAAGCATCCCAAGAAGTGGTAACAAAATCACAACTTGTTATTGTAGCAGCACCAAGAGCAGTAGTTAAATCGCCAATAGCGACTAATACTTCTGGTGTAGCACTTGCGTTATCGTTTCCTGACGCACTAGTACCTGATTTTTGAACCCAACCAGAAGTGTTAGCAAAAACATCTTTCTTCTGTTCAGTTGTCAAATTTTTAGGTTTACTCTCGTCGGAATCTGTTGCTCCCCATAGTCCCATAGTAATTCTCCTCTTAATATTTTAAGTTAACTTAATTATATTTATTTGATTATTTAAATAATCAGATTAATCTGCTTATATTTATGAATAACGATTATTTGAAACCTAGTTTTCTCAATTCAGATATTGTATTACTAGTGCTTGTATGATAGATACCTATACCGCCTCTACTTCTATATTGCGATATATTTTTGATATAATCATCTATAAGTATGCAAGGAACTCCACCAACCTTAGCAAAATTCTGTTTTTCTCTTCGTTTTACTAGGTTAACTTTGTTACCTGACATTCCTAATCTTGTTCTTGCCCACTTTGCTTTACCTGGTATACAATTTGGGTCAGTAGTTTGTTCTACATAAGCAGATAATATATGTGGGTCGTGTTTTCTTAAAAAAGACCATAGTCTTTGCCCACCAGGCGCCCAAGGTAATGTAGACCAGAAGTTTTTAGTCTGCATTATTGGTCTCCACTTATCTCTTATTGTCTTAAATTTCTTTCTAGGTTCTAATGCCCATTGTGATATAGGCATACCTATTACTTTAACAGCAGCAGCTTCAAAATTACATAATACTCCGTCCATATCACAATATATTCTAGGCAGCTTTTCTCTTAAACCGTCTCGTCTATATGCGTCTTGGATATTGTCTAGTTTATTTCTTTGGTGGATAACATCCTGTCGGAGTTCTTTAAATTTCATAGTCTTTAGTTAAATCCTTTTACTTATTATTCTTTACTATAACACATTTTTGATGGAGAGTCAAGCAAAAAATATGAGTAATTTTATGAATTATGCTTGGTAATCAATTCTAGGATTAACATCAATTTTGTCAGACTTTGTTCCATTGTCAGTTTTCTTCTTTTCTGGTTCCTTAGTTTGGATGTTCATTGGGTCAGTTTTTTGAGTAGGTTCCTGATAGTTTGGTAAAATTGTTTTTGAATTATCGTCCCTTGTATCTTCCTTTTTACTTCTTAATTTAGCAAGGTCTTTTCCATCTACTTTACCATTTTTATTTAAATCTATTTTCTTTTGTTTAGCAGTTAAAGCTTCCCACTTCTTTTTAGCAGGATGATTTTTATGTTCTATTTTCTTTTTAGGTTTTGCTTCTTCTATATCTTTACCTTTAGGTTCAAATTCAGATTTTTTCATATAGTTCTTTTTCATTTTTGTTTTGAACCATTTTCTAAACACTTTACCTTTTCTACTAGATGAATTAGCGCCACCTGGCATTGCTTCTTTTATTGATTCGTTTGCTGTTTTTAATGCTTGTTCTACTGAAGAATTTTTTGATAAACCTTTTTGTAATTTTTCTATTGCTTTTACAGCACCAGTTAAATTATCTGCCATTTTTTTAGCAATGTCTTTTGCTTTTTGAACTAATGTTGCTTCACCTAGAATTGCTTTACCACCTTTTGATAGTATAGACTTAATAAAATCTTTTGCTGATTTTTTATCTTTGTAAGTAGCAGTTGCTATCTTTTGGTCTTTGTTCATTGCAAATTTAACTTTGACATCTTCATTTACTCTATAATATATTTTCTTAATTGCGTCAGCAGTTAATCCCATTGTGCCATAATACTTTCTAATTAATTTATTTAAATCCATTTCACCAGCGTCTTGTTCAACATCCATAAGATAATCTTTTACTTTACCTTCTTCTACTGATTCTTTTTTTGTTTCTTTTTGTGCTTTATCTCTTAAAAGTTTTTGTGCTAAACCAATTGCTAAAGGAACTTCACCTGTTTCTTTATCTGGAACAGGTTTAACTACTTTATTCTTTTCTATTTCTAATTTTTGTTTAATAAGACCTAGTTGTCCTTTTAAAGTAGTTACTTGTGCGTCTAAAGTATCAGTATCTTTTTCTTTAGCAAGTTTAATTTTATCTATGTCTGTTTCTTTATCTTTAGAATTTTCTTTTTTAAATCCAGCAAATGTTTTCTTCGGTGCTACATCGCCATCTATTGATTCAGTTTTTGGTTTAAATCCTTGTTTCTTTAATCTGTCTAAATCTGCTGGTGTCATATCATTAACCACTCCTGTTTTACCTGTCATAAGTTTTTTATCTACTGGTGGATTATATTTTCCCATTTTATCAATAGTAAATCCTTTTGCTCGTAACTTCTGTGCTTTGTTTTGAATATCTGCTAAATTATCTCCACCTTCAAATCCATAATGGTCTCCTTGCTTACTATATGAAATCAGATATGGTTGGATTGTTTCTTTAACATCTTCTCTAACTGCTCGTGCTTCAACATCCCTTGAACCGCCAACACTTTGACCTACATTCATTCTCTTTACTTGTGCTATCGCTTGATTGTATGACATTTTAGGACCAATTCTTTGACCAACTTTAACATCTTTACCTTTAAGTCTAAAAGGTTTTACAGCAATAACCTCAAATTCTTCTTTAGTTAAAACTCTTACATCATCGCCATACTTAGCAATAACTTGTTTGTGGATATTCTCTACATCTTTTGCACTATCAATTCTTACTTCTGAACCATCTGCTTTAGATTCTCCACCACCAGTTTTACCTTTAAACATATTAGCAATTGCTTTTGCTTGACCTGAATTTTTTGCCATATATTCAATGTACTCAGCATACTCATTAAAGACTTTAAAATCTTCTTCTTTAAAATTTAAATCGTGTTTTGTAATTGAAACATCTTTAACACCACCCATACTCTTTAATATTTTTGCTCTATGGTCTGCGTCCTTTTGTGTCTTATATGCTTGTACTTTTCTTTTTCCATCTAAAGCATATCTAACTGCAAATCCTGGTTGGAATTTTTCATCTAATTGAGTTCGTTCTGTTGAAGTTTCTATTCCTGAAATTGCAATAGCATTTTCGTCTTTTAAAATTTCTTCCCAAGTCTGTTCTCTAAATGCACTAATTCTAACACCTTTAGGTACTTGTATACCTTTCTTAATCATACGACTTAATGACATTGTAGAAAGAAATGGAATATCTGCTTTGTATAATTTTGGTAATTGTGTATCTGTGATTTTATCAAAGATATTTCTTAATTGGTTTGCTCTCGCAAGTGAAATTTTAGTACCTTTTAAACTAGCATAATCTTTCTTTAACTTTGTAATTTGAGCGTCTGTGAATTCCCACAGCATTTGCTCTTTTACATCATCTTCTCCAAGAATAGTTTTAACCGTTGCGACAGGCAAAGTCATCTTAGCTGCTATCTCTTCTGCTGATTTACCTTGAGCAAACATAGTGGCAATCGTCTTCATATTGCCTTCGTCCAATGTTATATCATTGGCCCAAACTTCCAGCATTGCTTCTCGCATTGATTTTGTGTATCTTGTCATCTTTTTTATTTTCCTTGCGTATTATTAAACTCCTTAAAAGATTGTACTTTAAGGCGTTCTTCCATCTTACTGGTTGCCTCGCCTAGTTCTCGTTCCCAATCTTCTGCGTATCGTCTCTTATATTTATCAATAGTATCACTTGAAGAAGCCCATTTCTTAATGTCTTCTTTGTTAATTTTCTCATCTGTTTCTTCTGCTCTTGTCTTACTATCTACTGGTTTAGCGTCTGGCGTCTGTCCAGGAGTTATTGTTTTAGTGTGATTTGCCCAATCCTTACCTATTTCAAAGGATTCTTTCTTATTCTTTATATCTTCATATGTTTTCTTATTCATTTTGACTTCCGTTTCCGATACTGCTTCAAAACCATAATCAACATTTAGGTTGTGTTCGTGTAGTTTAACTTCGTCTACATTACTAACTGGTAAACAATCCCATATCCAACACTTGTGTAAGTTGGAATTGTTATCTTCTAATACGATATAATTTGTACTTCTACGAATTACTTTACCTTCAACCTCTTGTTCTTGGTCGGTTACAATATCATTAATATTAAATAATTGTTCACGGATATACAAGTCTCTTATTTGAAATTGAGTAAATCTTTCAACGATAATTTTTTTATTTTTACTAGTAGGATTAATATCAGCAGTTGGAGCATATGTTCCAAGTCCTGCACCTGACATATTTTCCAGGTTCATTCCTTTTCTAACTAGTTTAAATAGTCCATCTTTATCTCTAAAGGAAATTGGTAGACCTCTTTTAAAACTTTTTAAATCGTTCTTGCTAGCGGCGTCTCGCATTTTACTTGCTGACATTCCCATAGCACCTTCAGCGTCTGGGTCTCTTTCCCCAGCACTTACTACATTAATTTTATCAAATTTATAATTAGTACCTCTTGCTCGTACTCCGTTATATTTGTTTAGTAGAGTTTCAAACTCTCTTACTCGGTCACTTCCTACGACCATTGTTATTTCGTTTGCTTTTCCATTTAGATTATTTAAAACTTCCATTGCTGTTCTAGCACCTGGTATTTGTTTTATCTTCGCTGAGTGTCTAGGAAACATCTGTTTCATTGTTCTAATTTTATCAGCAATCTTTAATGGATTTTTCCTTGCGTCTGTTGTTTTAGTTGGTACAATCAGATAATCATTAGCGCTAACACTTGCCACTTTATTAATAAGTTTTTCGTGTCCTATTGTAGGTGGATTAAATCTTCCAAATGTGAAAGCTATATGTCTTCTAGGCGAACCTGTTGCCTCTTTAAGACTATCTATTTCTTTGTCTGTTACTATACCATCATCCAATATCTCTTTACATTTTTTCATAAAGGTTATGTAATGATATTTCTCCAAATATTTGTAGATTACATTTTTAGGTAACTTATGGGCAACACCATATTTTTTAATTTCTTCTGGTGTCAAAGGTCTATTAAATAAATCCCTTCTTGCCTGCATAAGTTCGTCTCCCATTACGGAAAACTTTTCAATTGCGTCTTCTATTTCTTTTAACTTTTCTCTAATACTTTTTTGTAAACCTTCAATATCGTCTGGAGATAATTCTTTTAATTCTTCATAGTCAACTATATCGTTTCTTAATTCTCCTTTGACTACATCTATTTCTGCTACTTTCTTTTGAAATTCTGATTGATAAACTTTAGGGTCAAACTTTTGTTCTTTAGGTCTCTTATCAAATTTCTGTTTGAACACATCAAAAACACCTGTAGCAGTTTTAAGATGAGCGTCATTTACTTTAGGGTCTGTTTGAACATAATAGTTAATTGGATGTTTTGTACCTGGAATATTTCTACCATTTATAGCTGATACAGATTTTCTTGCTTCTAAACCAATTGTCTCTCTATCTTTTTCTGGTAAATCTATTAATACATCTAAATCTAAATCAGCGTCATTTCTATATCTCTTACCTAGAATAGAACCAATTAATTTTACTCCTAGAATAGGACCAAACTTCTCAAAAGTTTTTAAATCTTTTTTAATAATATCTAAAACTTTTTGTTTTAATTTTGGATTATCTGTATCTGCATTATCAAACACACCAACAGCATATCTTTTTCTAGGTACATCTATAATACTTTCTTTTATAAAATCTTTAAATTTTTCTAACATTTCTTTTCTTCTGTAATTCTATTTCCATCCACTTTTTAGCAACAAAGTTTAGGATTGGTGCTCTTACTAGTCCTCTTATTCTATTGTATACTTTTGATAATGTATCTTCACTTACATTATTATTATCAATAACCATAAAATTATTTCTACCAAATGTAGTTTGAAATTTACCAATATTATTTTGTACTGCTTGCCAAGATTTTCTGGTTACATTTTCAGGTACGCTTCTGTATCTAGTTTTATTTCTTTCTAATGCAACTTCTAAACTAGTATTAACAAACATCATATAACAATCGTAACCTAACATATTAAGCAAACTTCTTTGTCTAGTAATAATACTATAGTCTCTACCTGTTGCGTCAATAACTAAACCTAGTCTACCTCTAATATAGATATCCATTTGGTCACCTGTAACCTGTTTTGCTTGTGTTCTTAATGGGTCTCTTAAAGCACTTTCTTTATCAGGCATTTTTAAACTTAATCCTGCCTTCGTTAAATATCTTTCAAATCTTATATCTGAATTTACTAATTTAAGTCCCATACCACCAGTTGTTCTGTTGGTTACATAAGTCTTACCAGAACCAGGTCCACCTGCAAGGAAAAATGCCTTGAATATACCTGGGTCGTAAACTCCTTCTTGTATTATAGACTTAAACTTTTTCATATTTTATAAAAAGTGTACTTTAATGTTATCTCTTCTCCCTTTTTAATATCCTTTAATGTTTGTAAATACCATTTACTATCTACTTCAATCTTTTGACAATTAGGTTTATCACTATGGTTAATAAAACCTCCTAATGGAGTTCTATATAATTCTCTTCCAATTTGAATATGACTTATTCCTAAATCTTCCATCTTATCAATCTTTTTTGTAGTGAATAAACCTTGAGCGTGAATATCACTATCTTGTATTCTTAATCCGTCTGGTAGTGGTTTATAATTACTCACGGACCCAACCGCCACCAAATTCATCTTCGCTAGAATTATACTCTCTAACTTCCGTTTTAATATTATAAGAACCGTTCTTCATTTTGGTTACTTTATCCCTACTCATATATACTTTCTTCTTTTTCTTATCCTTATTCTTCTTTGGTTTCTTCTTTTCTTTTCTTCTAGGACTTTTTTCCTTTAATGAAAAACCAGGTCCTATTAAATTATCCCAAACTTGTTGTGGTGATGATACTTCACCATTACTACTAAAAAATCTCATTATACATCCATCATTGCTGTGTCATCTGTCTCATCTATCATTGCTGTGTCGTCTGTAAAGGTGACATCATTACATTTACAATCATCACATACACATATACCATACTCATCAGCGTGTAATTCATTATCACAATGACACTTATGGTGACAACTTTTACATTTCATACTATCCTTTTACCCAATCCTTGGACACATTGAAGTTTGCTCTACTAAATTCTAATCTATCTACTAACTTAACTACATTACCTACTCTATCTGTAGCAACAAATCCTTCAGGTGCGGTTACCCTATAACCAGTATTTGTTCTAATAAAATGTCCAACACTTTGTATCTGTGCTAACTTTTGTAATAATATATTCTTACAAGTTTGTAATGTTATATAACTTGCAATCGCAAAATATAACGCTGGTTTATTTCTATCAATAAAAAGTAAGTTCATTTCTTTTGCGTCTTTAAATTTTGCTTTACCTTTTGCAGTTTTTCTAGCGTCTATTTCTGCGTCTATAAAGTTTTCGTAATAACTTCTAAAATTCTGTTGTAGTACTTTAACACTTCCTATTGTACCTCTACTATCTCTTACGATAGAATTAAAATAACTTTTTAATCTAAACCCTACTGATATTGGGTCTCTACTATCAAACTCATTTAATAGTGGAGCAGCTTTATTTAAACTACCTTCTGCCATTCTTAACATTGAATTGAATTTAGAAATCTCACCTTTGTTAAAACTAGCACTTCCACTTGCGTCTTTATATTGAGCAGACGGTACCCATACTGAACCACTACGGACTCCTCTTACAAATCCATAAGAAGCACTTAAACTATTCATAGTCTTACCATTATATTGTGTGTGAAAAACTATACCAAATCTTGCTCGTGCAATTTGTCTACCTACTGGACTATCAATAGGCATTGCATATGTGATTGTGTTTGGAGTAAAAGTAATCATAGATTGACCATCTATATTAGCTACTTGTTTATCTTCACTTGTAAACAAACAATCGCCTTGAACAATACCTCTTATACCTAGTTTCTTTAATTCTCTTAAAGCAACTTGTAATTTAGAAGCAACACCACCTGGATGGTTTCTTGCTATGTCTGCTGAAGTGTAATTTATTTTTGGAGTTTTATTGAATACTGATTTAGTGCCGACAAAGAATTTGCCATTTTCTGGATTAGTTCCAGATATAATAGCAGGTGCACCATCCCACTTAACGGTTACATTAACTTTTTTGCTGGTGCTAGCAGATAACATCTTTCGCAAAGATTTTAAAAACGCTATAGCGTTTCTGCCACCTTTGGCACCGTCATTGATTATACTATCTTCTAAATGCTCTAGGTGTGTATTTGTTCCAGAGCTAGAATATCCTTTAAAACTAAACATTTTTTCCCTTCATTTTTTCCATACACAAATAAACTATCCATTAATATACTACTTCACTTCGTTTCTTATATTTATACTACTTTGCGATTACAAATTTACCAGATTGAGGTGACCTACTAGAGGCATATTCTATAAATTTTTGAAGAACTTTAGTATTTAATCTATCTCTTTTACCACCTTCATTACCCTTAAACCACTTGTATATAACTGGCATAACTTCATTCAATAAATGTTCACCACTTAAATCAATTCTTTCTTTTTTATATTCTTCATATTGTTTGTTGCCATTCATACCTTTTGCTGGACCAGTTTTTGGTGCTGGTCTTGCTTTTAAGTCAGCTGACTTCATACCTGTCGTAATGTTATATGATTTATTTAAATCAGCCATTGCTATTGTATAAGCTTTAATACCTTTATCATATGCTGTTAACCAATCTTTAGATAATTTTTTATCAACTAGTGCTAAAATATTACTTATAATAGTTATACTAGAAGTTGACCCACCACGAGCAGGAGAACCAGAAATTTCTATTTCTGCTTTAATTGCTCTATTAGCTCCTGAAGCTCCACCTATTGTGTTAGTATGTGGGTCGTGCCTCATTTTAAGTTTAGAATTTTTATTTTTACTAAAATAAATTTGAATATCTCTGGTTTTACCTGTTTTATATTTTGTGCTCCAATCACTCACTCCATAATATTTAATATCTGCTAGTTCTTTCTCATCTTGTTTTCTATTAAAATTATATTTGTATAAACTTGCTGTCTTAACTGCTTTCTTTAAAGATAAAGGTAATATATCACCACTAGCAACTAAACCATTTACAAGTTTATTTAAATCAATGAAGTCATAACTTTCAATTACTTTTCCTGATCCTTTTGTTGCTGTTGTATTTAATGCGTCTAATTCTTCCTTAACTGATTCTCTTCCTTTATCTGATACAAAAAATATATCTGCAGGACTCCATTTATTAACATCACCGAATTGTTTATCATTATCATTAGCAATTTTAAATAAAGCTCCTATATTTTCCATAGTATTAGCAGAACGGTTTTTATCTGGTTTTGCACCTCTAACATAAACAAAATCTTGCCATTTTGGTTTTTCTATTTTTGTAAATTTTCTATTAATTTCTGATAAAGATGTAATTAGTTTAACAGCAATTATAACAGACGATTCATACCAAGATTGATTTGATGTCAGAAATTTCTCTATATCTTTTAAAGAAAGTCCAGGAGTTTTAAGTTTTCCAAAAGCAGGTGTTATGGTTTTATCTTGTTTTGTCTTAAAATCTTTATACTTTGGATAAGTTTTTAAGTTAAGGACTTTTGATACATTTGTTTTACCCACAAAATCTGCGATAGAACAAAACAATGCTTGAGCCGCTTCTGCTTCTTTAGGTGAATCTGCCATAGTAATATTATTTATATGTAATATTTGGAGCGGGTAGTCAGAATCGGACTGACATCCTCACCTTGGAAGGGTGTAATAATACCATTATACTATACCCGCTTAATCTGGTTGGATATCACAAAGAAAGTGTGGAATACCACCATTGTTTTCCCATACTCTATTCTTATTTTGAAATCTAACTAATGTTCTAGCATCCTGTTCAAAAAAACAATCTTTAACTATAACATTTGTAGGTTTTTCAGTAACCCTCCAATATATCTTACCTTTTTTCTTTACCATAGATTTAATATAATGTAATTTCTCACCTGGTTGCAAAGGTCTGGATTGCTTTTGTTTTAATATGTCAGTATTTTTTCTTGGCATTTTATACTTTGAAGTCAGAAAACTTATCGTACGGATCCACTTTAACTTCCTTCTCCTGATTAGCGTCTACTATATTTTGTGCTTTTTGTTCTACATCATACAATCTCATCTTACTTCTATCAACGCCTATAATAAAACTACGATTGATTGCTGGGTCACTATATCTATTTTTAAGTTGCTTGACTTTCATTTGACTTAATGCGTCTAATTCTTCACTAGCTATAAGAGCAAACATAAAGTCTGCTGTTGCTGGTAGACCAAAACTTTCTGCTGTATCTTCTAAACCTATATCTGTTGATGTAAATCCACTTCTTGTAGTTTGTGTTGCTGTGAATATAGGTAATTTAAACTCAACAGCAAGACCTCTTAATTCTTCTGCGATTGCTTTGATATAAAAATAAGATGATATATTACCACCTTTAAATCTACTTGAAGCACATATGTTTAAATAATCTATAAACAATACATCTGGTTTAAAAGTTTTCTTTAATGCAAGTTCATTTAATAATGCTTTGAAATGTCCACTATGAGCAGCGGCAGTTGGATATTCTTTAATAATTAATTTACCTGGACCTCTTTTTTTCAATCTTTCAACTCGGTCATCATACATTTGTTTTGGTAATGCGTATAAATCATCTGTGGTTACATCTAATAAGTTTGCGTCTATTCTTTCAGCAATTCTTTCTTCTGCCATTTCTAAAGTAATATATAAAACATTTTTACCTTCTAATAAACTTGAAGCAGCAAGGTGGCACATAAACAAAGACTTACCTACACCAGTTCCAGCAAGACAAACATTAAGCGTCTTCTGTGGAACACCACCTTTAGTTATTCTATTAAAATATTGTAAGTCAAAAGGAAGTCTTAATTCCTTCCTATGGTAATAATCAAATCTTGCGTCTGCGTCATCCAAATAATCGTGCCCAATATGATTATCAAAAGATACAGCAAGAGCTTCAGATAAAATGCCAGGAATGGCCTCTGGAGTTCTTTTCTTGTCTTTTCCATCCAAGATTTTAATGCCGTGAAGTACTGCATTGTTAACCGCCTTGTCTTTACAGAATCTCTCCGTAGTGTCAAGTAACCATTGTAAATCAACTTTAGTTGGAGTTAATCCATTTATTGTTGTTTTTATAGCCTTAAATTCTTCCTCATTAATATCCTTACGATTATTTAATTCTATTATCAAGGTCTCTTTGGTCGGAAGATTATTATATTTATTTACAAAGTCATCTATACAAGCAAACATAATTTTGTCTGACCTTGTACCAAAGTATTCATCCTTTAAAAAAGGTATTGCTTTTCTTGTATACTCCTCATTAAAAATTAAATTACTTAATATTGTATCTTCTAATCTATTTGTCATCTAATAATGTTCCAGCTTCTAATTTTTCTTCCATAATTTCAATTAATATATCTCCAATATACTTTATAAAACCTGGTTGGTCTTTATCTAAATCTAATTCATCTGGTTTCTTTAATAAAGTCCACTCAAATTGCAAAGGCATTTTGCCATTGTCTAATGGTTCCTTACTAAATTGTACCTTACCATATCTGTAAATAACATCTTTGTATATACCTTCAACGAGTTTTATACAACTAAAATCGTCTCCTGGTCTTTGAGCAAAGACATATCTTTTATCCGTAGAGGAATTGTTTTTTTGCTTGTTCATCTATCTTCTGTAATACTTCTTTTGTAAAATACTTTTCTGGATTGTCATTAATAGATTTACCAAATGCTTTTGTACCATCTGGCGTTTCATATCTTGTAGATATTTTCTTAAAGATACCACCTGCTTCTGCAATGTCTAATAAACCATAGTACCTATCTAATCCTTTTTGATAAGTTAACATTACATCAACTTTGGCATTTTCTTTTGTTAATCTACTTTTATAATTTTTACAATGAATAATATTACCGACAACTTCTGTGCCGTCTTTTAATTTTCTTCTGCTTAGATAAATGATTGATGAAGCAGCGTACTTTAATCCGTGACCGCCACCCATTTCTTTTTGTGGAAACATTGAACCTATAACATCATAAGTATGATTGGTCATAATCATAGG